GGAGTACTAAAAAATTTACATACTAACCCTAGAAAACACCGCATATGAGATGAATGAGATTCCAGATGAAGTCGAGGATCTACGTTTCGCTATACTAGACAACAGTGATCCAAAGAATCCGGACTACTTCTTTATTCCATTGATATTCTTAGAATCATTTAACAGTCCAGCATTGGTGCTTAACATTGGCGGCAATTTGGTCAAGATGCCTGTGGATTGGCAGATACTCATCGGCGAACCAGACTTTGGTGACTTAGAAGTCATACCACTGACCAGTATTAACGATCGTGGATTCAATGTGTTTACATTCAATCCCTTGGACAGTTTTAAACCTGTGTTTGAACCAATCGAGATAGTAGATATCTATCAAGATGTCAAATGGTATTTCCCTAAACTGCGTCCAGGACAGATGTTGGCCGTGCCCATCAATGATGGAGAGCATCCAATGTGTGCTTATTTTGTTAAAGACATCAGCAGACAAAGCGAAGTCGTAGACTACGGAAAGATATGGTAAAGAATCACGCATGGCGCATCTGGGCTAAAGCCCTAGGACAAAAAGAAGGACGCACAGATCAAGAAGCTGATCGTATCGCTTTTATACGCACGATGATCGTGCTATTTTATATCGTTACCAACCTGTTTATCATAGCAGGGGTAATTAGGCATTGGTAAATGGGATTATATAAACCAGGTGCAACTTACATATACGAGAGTCCAGATGGTGGATTAACTGTCTATGCTCGCGAAGCAGGTGCACCAGATAGCGAACGGTTCATGATTGGACAAAGCTGGTTAGCCAAAGAGCAGATAGAAAAGCGCATGTGGGCAGATATATATGAGAAACGTAACCAAAATACTGCTTTACAATCAGCGGTAGAACAATGTATAATTATATATAAGCTCTCTAAGGAAACCAAAGATGGCATTTAACCCAAAACAATTTAAGCAGAAAAAGAAAAGACCCGTGGACCCAAATGCGCCACCACGTCCAAACTTGCTTAGCCAAGATAAAAAATTGCGTGAAACACAGCAGGCATTTGGTGAGCTGACTGAATTAGTTCGTAAACAGGCTGAGGAAATTGAAAGCATGAAACACAAGTATAGAGACATGCAACAGAGCATAGCTCAGCTAATCAATTATGTAAGGCGTAAATGAGTAATCCAGATCCACTATATATCGGTAATGAAATGGCTGCATATGATCGCAAGGATCGTAGTTACTATGACAAGTTTACTGATGAGCAGAAGAAACAGTTTAGCACATATCTAATGTTGAAGTATGGTGCCAATGTTGGCGGCAGTGCAGATTTGCAGGCCTATTATCTCATGGCTACCAATGAACGTGTGAACAAACACTTTTTTGAAATCAACAAACATACCAAACTACAATGGTTAGCCTGTACCACAGTGAGCCCACAGATGGGTAACCAATATCATTTTTGGCTCAAAGGTAAAAAGAAAGAAAGCAACAGCAAAGCAGTCAAGTTTTTAACCAAACATTTTCCACATTTAAAAGACGACGAAATACAGGTATTAGCTGCTATCAATGATAAACGAGATCTTACAGACTTGGCACGAGAGCTCGGATATGATGACAAATCAATCAAGTCCGACCTATAAGTGTAAGTATTGCGCTAAAGAATTCCGCAAAGAGTCAAGTCTTGCGGTACATCTCTGTGAGCAAAAGCGACGCTGGCAAGAAGAACGAGAAACTGGCGTGCAGTTTGGACTCCAAGCATATTTACGTTTCTATGAAATGACACAGGGTTCAGCTAAGATGAAAAGCTATGCTGATTTTGTTGCCAGTCCTTACTATCGCGCATTCGTCAAGTTTGGTCGACATATGGTTGCGATTCGCGCAGTTAATCCCAAAGCATTTATTGATTGGGTCATTAAAGAAAACAAAAAACTTGATCATTGGTGTCATGAACGGGTATACTTAGAATACTTAAAAGGTTATATGCGTAAAGAAGCAGTCCAAGATGCACTAGAACGAGCACTAAAGGAGATGCAAGACTACGCAGATGAATTGGGAGAATTTAAAAATGGATTTAGTGATTATTTTAGGTTTGGTAATCCTAATCGTGTATGCCATCATATCGCTAATGGTAGGGTTAGTCCTTGGATCGTGTATAATTGTGATAGTGGGGTTGACTTCTTGGATACTCTCAACGATGAGCAAATTGCTATCGTTCTTCCTTGGATAGATCCAGAATATTGGCAAAGGAAATTCCAAGACTATGTGGCAGACACTGAATGGATAAAGAGTATATTACGGGAGGCGAAACTATGATCGCTGATGAACTAAAGGTATTGTTTGATGATCTCAAAGCAGATATCGTAGCTTTGCGTACAGACTTGACATTGATCAATCATGACATGATACAGATACGTGAACAGTTAGATAGGATTGAACAAGAAATTAAAAATCCTCCAGCACCACCAGTTGACAATACCAATTGGGTCATTGAAAAATTATGAAATTTAAAAGTGATATTGACATAGACCTTGCTGATCGTGAACAGGTATTGAGATTGTTAGATGTCACGCCAGCCAGTATCATCCGTGATGGCAAGTTAACTCGTCATAACACAGGTGTCTATGCTACAGATATACCTGTAGATCCATTCTCAGGATCAGCTAGTTTAGATTATCAAGCGGCAGAAGAGCGTGGATATATGAAACTAGACTTGTTAAACGTTCATGTTTATAAACAGGTCAAGAGTGAAGAACATTTAGTAAAATTAATGCAGGACCCTGATTGGACTAAGTTATATGATCCAGAGATATGTGCGCAGTTAATCCACATCAACAATCATTACGACACCTTGCTTAAAATGCCAGAGCCCGTGGATACTATTCCACGCTTGGCCATGTTCTTAGCTGTTATCAGACCCGCAAAGAGACATCTAATAGGCAAGACTTGGAAAGAGATTGCTAAAACTGTTTGGGATAAGGTTGATGGTGAATACGCATTTAAGGCCGCACATGCGATTGCTTACAGTCAATTAGTTGTAGTAAATCTTAACCTACTTTGCGAACAAGTGTAATACTACGACGTTTACTGCGTTTCTGTGCTATTTCTTTAAGACTGATGTAAGGACCATGCTTAATTTCTACATCTTTGCTGTTGAATGTTTTCAAACAGACCCTAAATTCCGCCCAATCCTGCTTTAAAAACACATTAATAGGCACCAGCCTGTTGCTTTCCCACCACCATTGTTCAGCAAGTTCTAAGAACTGTGTCTTCTGTGCTAGAGTGCGCAGAGCCGCATAGTCATAAATCGTAGTAATCAACTCGTCTGAGTTTTGAATGATACCTATGTATTCGTTACCACCATAGGTTATGTAACTAAGGAACGGATGACTGTCTAATATTTTTTTATATTCAGGATCAAACATAGTTTTTACATTTCAGAAAATGATATCTAGTCATATTGCCACCACCCCCAATTTTACCACAATGTGGACAAATTACCTGTTTAATATTACGAATATCTTTAATTCCAGACTCCATCCTGATCCCTTTCCAATGTAATAGGGGATGTTATCAGTTGAACGAATATATTGATATACGTAAAATTTAAAATTCTTGTAACTGTCTTCCATAGACTTGCGATAAATACCTTATAAGGAAAGAGACTAAAATTGCCTACAATCACAAGTTATTTAGCCATACAAAAAATGCCAGTAGAAGTTTTGGATTACTCTATTCCTATTATAACAACGAGGAACAGAGTCGTGTATGCACGCCCAATCAAAGTCTATCAAGGCATAGACAACCCAATCCAGCTAGTAGTTAAAAATCAGGATCAAAAACCCGTAGATCTAACAGGTTATACGGTGCAGATTGACATACAGGATCCTAACAATCAACTGACTGCTTACAGCTTTACTTCTAACAGCAGTGGTGCGTATAGTAACCTAACCATAGGTACTACTACGGTGTTGTTTACTGCGGCTGTAGTCAACAGCTTGGATCAACGATTCTACAAATTAACCACAAGATTGATCAACAACGGCAACAGCACACAGATGCCCTTGTACATAGATGACAACTACGGTGTGCCACTAGACTTAGAAGTACTACCAGCTTACTACAGCAGCACCACAGTGGTACAAAACCTTGGTGAAACTGTTATTGACCCAGGACTATTACCTTAATGAGCCAAGTTACCTACAGCAACATTGCCGTTACCAAAGTATTACTCTTACGTGGTAACACCATACAGAACAACAGATATGTTGGTTTACCTGGCGAACCAACAGTTGATACTCAATTGTATGAACTACGTATCCATGATGGCTCAACTCCTGGCGGGCATGTAGTACAAAGCCAAACAGGCAGTTTAGTAAATGGATCGCAGTTCGCTACACTTGGTGCCACAGGTAATCTAACATTCACAGATGGTACTTATCTAACTGTAGCCAATGGCAATCTATTAGTTAACGGCAACGTCATACAAGGTGGCGGTGGTGGTAATGTAGCTAATCTATGGAACAGTGGAAAAACAGTCAGCCTTGGTACAAATGGAATAACAACATTCCCTGGTGATATTTATTTTAATAACAACAGCGGTGTAATTGAACAAGGTGCGAATAGACTTACAATCACTGGCAATGCTATTCAGGTTAATACTGGTGCTTACTTCAATGACGATGGTGAAGCTGCGATATTTGCCAATACATCTGTGCAAATAGCTACTAATAGTAACAGCGTTAATCCACCA